TGGCGAGAGTATAATGTTTTTCAATTCTATGATAAAGATATTCATAAAATTTTTAAAAATTTGTCAAAATTAATTCATGAGGCTTGTGAATATTATGAAATAGATTTTGATAGTCAACAATATATGGTTCAAGGTTGGTTTAATATTAATTATACAAAAAAGGGAAAACTAGATTGGCATGATCATGGACCACATCCAGCACCATTTTTTCACGGATACTATTCGGTAAATGCTGAACCATCAATAACACATTACAAGGTTAATGGAAAAGATATTGAAAATCATAACATTAATAATAGGATGATTGTTTCTGAAATGGCACATCCACATGCAATGGCAGACTGGTCTTGGGAAGGTCCAAGAATTACTCTTGCATATGATATTGTCCCATTAAAAAGTTTATTGAGTAATGAATTAGCAGTTCAACAGCATTGGATTCCATTGTTATAATGAAAAAAAAGATTAATATTTTTATACATTCATATAAAAATAAAACATTATTAGATACAGTTAATAGCCTAATAAATTTATCTAGCAAAAATTTTTATTTAAAATTTTTTATTTTTGATCAATCAAATGTTAGTAAAGGAAAAGACTATTATTCTTATCATAATGTCATTTATCAATTTATTAAATGGGATAATTTTATGGGTGTTCCATATTATAGAAATCAAATACTTAATAATAAATGTGATTATTATTTAGAAGTAAGTGATCAGATAACATTAACACAAGATTGGGATCAAGTTTTAGTTAATTTTCTAGAGTTAAATGATAATACAGTAGTATCTGGTAAAGGAATATCTAATTTAAAATTAAATAATTTTATAATTAAAGAAGAAGAAAAAACTTTTAATGATTTTTATTTAAATAATTGGATAAATAAAGATTTTTTATTTTTAAAACAAAATGATATTAAATTTCTTTCATCTTTAAATATGTTTAAATATTATGGACAAGACATTTTTCTTTTAACGCAATTTATAAAAAATAACATTAAAATTTATTCATGCCCATCTAATTTTTATAGTATTAAAAAAATAAACAACTTGGAAGATTCTTATTCTATGATTGATCTTTATTATAATTACAATTATTCTATTAAATATTTAAAACAAAATAAAAATAAATTAAAAATATTTGAAAATAATAAAAATATTAATATTGATGATTTTTCATATTTACCATTTAATAATATTGGTGTTGAGTATTCAGAAGTTATATCTAATTTAGATACAACAACAAATAAATATTATCCAATAAATACAAAAATTATGGTAAGGGAGACTCACAGTGGATGATATAGAAGTTTTAGATTTAGGTTTAGTTTATTTTAAAAATGCGATTTTAAATCCGCAACAAATTATTATAGATTTAGAAAATTTAAATGAAAAGGTTGTAAAAAATAATATTTTATTTAATAAAACTCAGGCTCAATCTTGGAAACCTTGGGAAGACAACGGAGACTTTTTTTGTTTACAAAAAGATTTATTTCCAACAAACCAAATAAATAAAAAAGATTTTTTTTATAATGAACAATATCACCTTGCCGAAAGATTGTATCCACCCCTAGATATTTTTATGAACAAGTATAAAAAAATATATCCATTTTTAACTTTAAGATCTAGAGATGACATAATGCGTGTTCTTAAATATGAAAACTCTGGATTTCTTCCAGCCCATACAGATCAAGGCGTAAGCACCAGAACTCTTTCAGTTTTAATATATTTAAATGACGATTATGAAGGTGGGAACATTGTCTTTCCAAACTCAAAAATTTCTTTAAAACCAGAAGCAGGAAGTATGATTTTTTTCCCATCAAATTTTTTATATGTTCATCAAATAGAGCCAATTGTTAATGGAATTAAATATTCTTTACCAAATTGGTATCATAATGTAGTGCCAGAAAAAAGATATTTTTCAACAGGGGAGCCTTAAAAATGATTAAACCAATTGTTCTTGAAAATTTTATAAGTCCAGAAGATGCTGGTATTTTATTAAAAGAAATGAATAGTCCTTCTGAAATAAACCCATACCCAGAATACTATAAGACTAGATTTGGTGGTACGGCATTTCCTTATAATAAAAAAGTTTTAGAACTTCAAAAAAAATATGCTTTAAAATCAAGCAAAGTTTTACAAGAATTAAATCCTAAAGAAAAAAATGATATAAAAACTTTTAAATGTTTTGGGTCTATTTGGGGTGCAGGTGCTTATGGATCGGTACATATAGATGATCAAGATCCAGAAGAGTTTATTGAGTATAGTTCTGTTATATATTTAAATGAAGATTTTACTGGTGGAGATATCTTTTTCCCTTGTTTTTCATTTACTTACTCTCCTAAAAAATATTCTGCTGTTTTTTTTATTAGTGATGGAGGTTTATGGAAACATGGGATAACTCCAATAGAGTCTGGAAAGCGGATGACTCTACTTTATATGCACACTACACAAACAACGCATCCTAAAGGGTTTATTACAATAGATCCAGATCTGAATTGAGGGAAAATGGAATATGATACAATAGAAGTATTAAAAGCAGAACTTCGTTTTATGTATTCAAGGTATGAACAACTTTGTATTTCTTATGGGGAACTAATAAAAAAGAACGCTCTAAGAGAAAACAATGAAAACTTTGAAAAACAAATAGACACTAACTATAAAAAGGGAGAATAAAATGGCAGAAAAAGGTACAGTAGAAGCAATTATTGAAGTTGCTAAAAAAGAAGTTGGAACTATTGAGGGTCCAAAAGATAATGAAACAAAGTATGGTAAGTGGACAGGTGCAAATTTTCTTCCTTGGTGCCAGTCTTTTGTTTCTTGGTCTGCATTTACATCTGGTTTAGATGCAAAGAAATATCCAAAATCTGCTTCAACAGTAGCAGCATCAGATTGGTTTAAGAAAAATAAACGATGGGCAGATGCTCGTAACGATGATCCAACACCTGGAGACTGGATCTATTTTGATTTTCCAGATGATGGGGTAAATCGTATTTCTCACGTAGGTCTATGCATTAAAAACAATGGTGATGGAACTATTCAAACTATTGAAGGAAATACTGCTGGGTCTGCTAAAGGAGATCAACGTAATGGTGGGATGTGTGCTGAAAAAACAAGAGCATATGTAAAAGATAATAAAAAGAAATTAGTAAATACAATTGTTGGTTGGGGTCGACCATTTTATAAAGGTGAAGAAGGTCAACCATTAGAGGTTAAACTTGCAAGACCTGCAGTTAAAAAAACACCTGCAAAAAAAGTAGCAAAGTAATGAAAATAAGTAGAAGTGCACAAAAAACTATATCGTGGCAGTTTGTACACATAGGTTTTGTTTATGGAATGATTTATTTGTTTACTCGTGAATGGGAGTATGCTGGCTTAGGGGCTCTTGGTTATATAACATGGGAATCGTCAGCATACTATATTCATGAAAGAGTATGGGAAAGGTTTGCACCTAAAAAATGATAGCAAAAATTATTTTAGGATTATTCTTGGTTTCATTAACTCCAGTTGTTTCAACAGCGTCCCAGCCTGTTACATATAGTTCTATAGACGTTGCTATAAAAGCACTTAAAGTCGCTCCAGAATCTCGCACAGGCTATGTAAGAACTAAATTTAAGCACTGGGTTGGAGTTGGAAATGGATGTGATTCACGTAAAGCAGTAATTATTTCAGAAGCATCTGTTCAGCCAAAAGTAGAGTCTGGGTGTAAAATTATTGGTGGTGAGTGGAACAGTATTTATGATAATGTTAAAGTAATTGATGCTGGAAAGTTAGACGTAGACCATATGGTTCCATTAGCAGAAGCATGGGACTCAGGAGCATCTGTATGGGATGATAAAAAGCGTGAGTTGTATGCAAACGATCAAACCGATAAAATACACCTTATAGCCGTAACAGGTGCTTCAAATAGATCAAAATCAGATAGAGATCCAGCAGAATGGATGCCACCAAATAAAGCATATCATTGTCAGTATATTACAAATTGGGTATCTATTAAAATTAGATGGTCTTTATCTGTAGATGAAAAAGAACTATTGGCAATTAAATCTGTTAAATGTCCAAAACGCAAAATAACAATACCATCACTTTAGGATTAAATTATGCCAAAATATGATTATAAATGTAATGCTTGTGCACTTAATTTTATTCAAGAAAGATCTATCTTAGAAGATGAACCCATTTATTATTGTGAAAAATGCAAGGGTATTCTGACTAGACAATATACTTCCTTTGGTGTACAATTTAATAGTAAGGGTTTTTATTCCACCGACAATAAGAGGGTATAATATGAATAAGATGTTTGCTAAAGACAAAATAGAAGACAGAGTATGGCTTCTAACTCCAACAGATAGGTGCGACAAGTGTTCTGCACAGGCATATGTATCAGTAACTGGAGTCAATGGAGAATTAATGTTTTGTGGGCATCACTATAATAACATTATGAACGATAAAATTGGATATGAAAAAATGATGGCCTATGCTTATTCTTTTGTAGATGAAAGAGAAAGGCTTATTGAAAATAGATTAAAAGGCGAGTCTTACCAATAATGTTTATTTATGATGACGATTTCTTAACATTTGATGAACAGGTAGAGTTTGCAAATAAGATCTTTGACGAAAAAGGAAAAAATTGGGCAGTTTGGAGAGCACTAGAAGTAATGGGTATTCCTGGCCAAAGGCAAAGAATACCAAAATCTTTAGTTTTAGTTCCTAAAGAATCTTATAATAATTTTCAAGTTGTACAGGATTTAAATAATAAAGAGTATGAATATATTTTTGATAAATTTTGTACAAAACACAATATTAAACCAAAATCGATTCTTCGTGCAAGAGTAAATATGTTAACTATGTCAAATTATGATAACTATAATTATCCACATGTAGATAATCCAATTGATCATGATGTATTTTTATATTATTTTAATTCATCTGATGGAGATACAATTATTTTTGATAAAAAAATTGGAGAAGACTTATCAGATATTGACAACCTTCCAATACTACATTCTGTTCAGCCTAAAATGGGGGCTGCAATAAAATTTGATGGAAAGCATTATCATGCATCAACACAACCAAAAAAATCAGAACTTAGATGTATTTTAAACATAGACTATAGGGAGTAAAAGTGAGTAAAGACGAAATAACTTTTGAAATTTTAGTAGAGTCTGGAGCCATAGAATTTGCTGGAGTAGATGAAGATGGAGAAATGATATATAATTTTACAAACAAATTAAAAGACATTGCTCCAGAATTATTTGATTTGCATTTAAATCAATTGAATTCAGACATTATGCATTTATGGGAAAAAGGGTTTGTTACTTTAAATCTTTTAGAAGATAATCCTACTGCTAAATTAACAGAAAAAGCATATGATTCGTTTGCAATTGATACAGAACTTGATGATCATTATAGGTCTACACTAAAGGAACTAAAAAGAATCTTTAGCGAACAGTGATATAATTAATGTATGATGAATAACCTATTGGTTTCGTTATTGACAATGTACGGAATTTGGGCTATACTTTATACAGTAAGAAAAAATGAAGCAAAGGTTTTACCAAAAATTAAATATAGTCAGACAAGGATACACAAGATTCTTTCTCAGTTCCTTCCAGAAGGAATAGAAATAGAAAAAGTATCTCAGTCTACCATACTAAGAGAACAAAACACTGTACGGGTTTTGGTTACTGGTCCTACTGCATACTGGGTAAAAAATAATGTTTTTTATGAAGCAGATGTAGAAGAAGGAGAAGTAGATAAAGAAAGTGCTAGAGTTATAGATTTTTTTAATATGGAAGAAAAGCAAATGATAAAAATGTTAGATATCCTAGATCACCTAAAGAATGGAAATAGAAATGAAGGTCGTAGTACAGGGAACAACTGAGTTTAACGAATACTCTATTTTTCTTCGTTGCATGGGTGTAATGATGTCAGATCTTAAAGAAACAGAAAACGAATTTATAGTTTATTCTTTAGGTCCATCACAAATAAATAGTTTTGTTTCGGAATTTTGTAATGTTTCAGAAAGAAACTTAAAGGCTAGGGGCATTAAAATTAAACATATAAATGTTCATCATACTTGGTTTGAAGAAAATTTAAATGAAATTAATTATTTTGCCTATCTTTCAAAACCAAATCAACCACTATCAAATATGGCTAAACTTGCACAAACGCAAGATTTTCAGTTTGCCGTATTTCAATATTAAGGAGTTTTTGTGATTGTAAAAAGTTTAGAACAAATGGAAAAGATAGTCTCAAATAATAATAGACTTTCTTGGATTGGCTGGGATGTTATTGAATTGATACCATCTAAAACGGCTATGTTTGAAAATAATGGTGTATATAAAAATAACACATGGAGTATTCAAAAAACATATAAATCTGATCGCAATGGTTGGAACATACCAGATAAGTATAAAGTAAATGAATAAACACTTATGGAAAGAGTCTGCTGCTTGTAAAGATTTTGACACTAATTTATTTTTTGATAAATATGAAGAAACTCCTGATATTAGACATGGCATTGATAGTGTATGTTTAAAGTGTCCAGTTGCATCAACTTGTTTTGCCGTTGGAATATCACAAAAAGAATATGGAATTTGGGGCGGTATTTATTTAGATAAAGGTAAAATATCTAGAGAGTTTAATAGCCATAAAACAAAACAAAAATGGTCTGAAATATGGCAGAATTTAACAATGAGGTAAAATGTACACAGATGCAATGAAACGGGCTGTTAGATCTATTACTCCACCAAAAGGATTTGGCGTAGATATTATTGATAATGAACATTTTATTACAGTAAGAGCAGATGAAGCCAGTTTCATGAAGTTATTTGACAGGGACAAAAGGCTTGCTGTAGAATATATGGTAAGAGTTAAAAAAGCCTTAGAAGAAAACGGAGCAATAGTCATGCTAGTTAGGACTGGCGGAAAATGATTAAAAAAATAATTTGTAAAATTAAAGGACACAATTTTATTGATGCTGGATCTTGCCCATTTACTGGAAAAACATATGTTATTTGTAGTAAATGCTTGATTATGAAAGACAAACAATGAAAAAATGGATAGGTTTGTCGGTGCTTGGAGTGTTTGTATCTTTTATTAGTATTATTGTTATTACAGCATCACAGTTGACAAAAACCTTACAGTCTGATATATTTGATATAGAAGAAACAGAAGAGGAGTTGTTTTAATGCAAACATTTTTGCCACAAGGAGACTTGCATACCTCTGCATATTTTTTAGATAGCAAAAGATTAAATAAACAAATTTTAGAAGGATATCAAATACTTAATGTTTTGTCTGGCAAGTCTAAAACTGGTGGTTGGCGCAATCATCCTGCAGTTCTTATGTGGCGTGGGTTTGAACGTGGACTATGGGAATATATACAGTCTATGATTCAAGAAGCAAAAATGCGTGGTATTAAAACAGAAAATAATGAAGCAAATCTTAATGACTTAAAAGATCAGTGCTGGGAAGAATGGGGAGATAACACTCCTGCATTTTGGAAAGATGAAACTAAATTGATGCGTGTAATAACAACTCATCGTGCTAATTTGTTTCATAAAGATCCTATATACTATATAGAGTATCAGTCTGCTGTTTCAAGTCCATATAACATTCCTTGCTGTCCAGATCGTAAACTTCCTTGTAAGTATTATTGGCCAACACATGAACAAAAAATGAGTTGTTAAATGCAAATAATTAATTTAATTATTTTTACTGGTTTGTTTTTAAGTGTATGTATAATTGTATCTTTATCATATAAGGTATATTTATTAAAAAGTGCATTAGAGCAATCTATTATAGATAACAAAATTGTTTCTTCAGTTGCAGAGACATTAAAAGAACAATTAAATATTATTAAAGATCAAACAGAGGATGCACAAGAACATTTTATAAAATTTTTATCAGACTCCAGACAGGTTGCATTTGATTATATTGAAACATCAATTGCTTCAATTAATGATATTATTTTATATTGTGAACAACAGATTGATCAACCCAAGTTAGCAGACCTATACTCAGATGCAAAATTAAAATTTATTTTAGAAAAACTTAAACCCCTAGTTGAGCAAAACTTAAAAGATTTATAGTAATATAGAATATAATGGTGTATAGAAAAAAAATAATGAAAATAAATAAATATCCTATGTTAGATGGCAGTACAATAAAAAAAAGTCATGCAGTTTATGATGTTTTTTATAATAATTTTAGTTTCAATGATCAGATTGATAACAAGTCTTATCCACTTACTTTGACGCTTCATCCAGCAGAAGTTGCTGCTGGTTTATCATCAAAAGATGATGATAGATCTGTTGAGTATGTTTTTAATGATAATGGTTTTAGATGTGACAATTTTAAAAAAAATCATGATGGAATTCATATATTATTTGCTGGTTGTTCAGAAACAGAGGGCGTTGGTGGAAATCTAGATTCGTGTTGGGCTTATATGTTATATGAAGAAATAATAAAATATAATAAAATAAGTGGATATTTTAATATTGGTAAATCTGGATTTGGTTGGCAAAAAATTATAAGTAATTGTTTAGTTTATTTTGATAAAGTTGCAGTTCCAGATTATTTATTTATAATGTTACCAGATGTAAATAGATTTTTTAATTGGAAAGATAACGTTGGTTCTTGGACTTATGATCAAAATCATGATTTAGATTTTCAAACTCATCAAAAAAATATTATTGACATGATTTTGTCTTGGAAATTATTTCTTAAATTTTGTAAAGAAAAAAATATTAAATTATTATTTTCTACATTTGATATGTTTAATAATTCTTATATTATTGAAGCACAAATAGATAATTTTATTGTTTTTAACTATTCTGATAAAATTTTAAAAAAAATAATAGATGAAGAAATTATTTATAATAAAAATAAAAAAGAAATATTTTTAGAAAAAAGAGACGGACATCAAGGATATGGAAAACATATTTTATGGAAAAATATATTTATAGATAAAATTAAGGAGAAAAGATATGAGAATTTGGTTATACTTTAAAAAACGATATTATTTAAAAAAAATTAAAAAACAAATAAATAAAAGACATAGGTATACTTATTAAGGTTTATGGTGTATAATAGTATATAGAAAGAGGTGATTAAATGAATCAAGCACAATTAAAGGCTATGGCAGCCTCATATGGACGTTCTGTTCTTGCTGGTGTAGTAGCAC